AGAAGTACGATATAGTTGTAATCTCTAAGGACGGAACCATTGGCGAGATATACAACATAAACGGACTGAATATAGCGCTACCTCTCGTCCCAAATATTGTGCATAAGAGGGACGAGAAGAAGGAGAAGCAGTACTGGGAGGCGGCAGAATATCCAAAGGAGCTGCACAATATAAAGTCTATATTCCAGTGGCACACGATGCAGAAGGACTTCAAGGCTAAGTGGGTTGATTATATAGAGAATGAGTTCGTAAGGCGCGAGGACGGTATGTTCTTTATGAATAACGGAGTGCCTACATATATAACAGGGAGTCACTATATGTACCTCCAGTGGACTAAGATTGACGTAGGTCACCCTGACTTCCGTGAGGCTAACAGGATCTTTTTTATATTCTGGGAGGCTTGCAAGGCTGACGACAGGTGCTTCGGTATGACGTACCTAAAGATCAGACGTTCTGGGTTCTCGTTTATGGCATCGTCAGAGTCTGTGAACGTGGCGACACTTGCAAAGAATGCAAGGATTGGGATATGTTCAAAGACTGGAGGGGATGCCAAGGCAATGTTTACCGATAAGGTCGTGCCTATATCTAGCAACTACCCGTTCTTCTTCAAGCCTATTATGGACGGTATGGACAAGCCAAAGACTGAGCTAGCCTATAGAGTGCCAGCATCTAAGATTACCAAGAAGAATATGTACGAGAGCGACAACTCAAACCTTGAAGGTTTGGACACGTCTATCGACTGGAGTAACACGTCTGACAACTCGTATGACGGTGAGAAGCTGAAACTGCTCATTGAGGACGAGTCTGGAAAGTTAGAGAAACCAAACAACATACTAAACGGGTGGAGGGTTCGTAAGACCTGTCTTCGTTTGGGTAGTAAGATCATCGGAAAGTGTCTTATGGGATCCACGGTAAATGCCCTTGAGAAGGGTGGTGGAAACTTTAAGAAGCTGTACGAGGATTCAAAGATAACAACAAGAAACGCAAATGGGCAGACAAAGACTGGACTATACGCTCTGTTTATTCCTATGGAGTGGAATTTTGAGGGTTATATTGATAGGTATGGTATGCCTGTTTTTAGACAGCCTAATTCACCAGTAGAGGGTGTGGATGGAAGACCTATAAGGATAGGGGCTATTGACTTCTGGGAGAACGAGGTTGACTCGCTTAAGAATGATCCTGACGCGCTGAATGAGTTTTATCGTCAGTTCCCAAGGACAGAGAGTCACGCGTTTAGAGACGAGAGCAAGGCATCTATATTTAACCTTACAAAGATATACCAGCAGATTGATTACAACGACTCACTTATAAAGGACAGGGTTCTTACAAGGGGTTCGTTCCACTGGAAGGATGGTAAAGAAGATAGCACAGTTGTATGGACTCCAGATGTTAGGGGTAGGTTCTTAGTGTCGTGGATTCCATCGAATCAGCTTATGAATAATGTGATCACAAGGAATGGGGTTAAACATCCAGGCAACGAGCACATTGGGGCGTTTGGATGTGATCCGTACGACATATCTGGAACTGTTGGTGGTGGAGGATCTAAGGGTGCACTTCACGGACTTACCAAGTTCAATATGGACAACGCACCAAGCAACGAGTTCTTCCTTGAATACATAGCGAGACCGCAGACGGCAGAGATATTCTTTGAGGACGTGCTTATGGCTTGTGTGTTCTATGGTATGCCAGTACTTATAGAGAACAACAAGCAGAGGTTATTATACCACTTCAAGACAAGAGGCTACAGGGCGTTCTCATTAAATAGACCTGACAAACCATCTCACAAGCTATCTAAGACAGAGAAAGAGCTTGGAGGTATTCCTAACTCATCTGAGGATGTTAAGCACGCTCACGCGTCTGGAATTGAGTCGTATATAGAGAAGTACGTAGGGTTAGATCTAGAAGGTACGTATAGGGATCCAGATGAGATGGGTTCTATGTACTTTACAAAGACTCTGGAGGACTGGGCTAAGTTTGATATAAACGACAGGACCAAATTTGATGCCGCAATTAGCTCAGGATTAGCCATAATGGCAACGCAAAGATCCACATTTCAAGCAGTTAAAAAAGATTCGAAAATAAGTATTAAATTTGCAAGATATAATAACAACGGAAGATATAGCGAAATAATAAAGTAAATGAAGGATGTAACCATTAACATTAATCCTGCAGGTTTCCCAAGTCAATTTGCTTCTGATAAAGAAAAAGCATCATACGAATACGGTCTTCAAATTTGCCAGTCTGTGCAATACGAGTGGTTCAAACGCGACAGCGGAACTTGTAAATTCTATAATCAGTGGGGTGAGTTTCATCGTCTTAGGTTATACGCAAGGGGAGAACAATCAGTTGGTAAGTATAAGAACGAGTTATCAGTAGATGGTGACCTTTCTCATTTAAATTTAGATTGGACACCAATTCCAATTATACCAAAGTTTGTCGATATCGTTGTTAACGGTATGTCTGACAGACTTTTTAGAGTTAAGGCTTACGCTCAGGACGCAGTATCTGCAGAGAGACGTAGCAAGTATCAGGATATGATAGAGACCGATATGGTGTCTAAGGATATTCTGAATCAGATAAAGGATAGCTTTGGGGTTGATGCGTTTGATACAAATGCCGATCAGCTGCCTCAGGATTCAGAGGAGCTTAACTTATTTATGCAGATCAACTACAAGCCAGCGATAGAGATCGCTGAGGAGACTGCTATTAACACGATACTAGAGGACAACAAGTACTCAGACATAAGAAGCAGAGTTGACTACGACCTAGCCGTACTTGGTAAGGGTATAGTTAAGCACCAGTTCCTACCAGGGAGCGGTGTTCAGATTGACTACGTAGATCCTGCAAATATAGTTCACAGCTACACAGAGGATCCGCACTTTAGAGATTGCTTCTACTGGGGAGAGATTAAGACTGTAGCTATAACTGAGCTGCTTAAGATTGATCCTACACTTACTAACGAGCAGCTTGAAGAGATTTCAAAGTACAGTCAGTCCTGGTACAACTATTATAACAACGCACAGTTCTATCAGAACAGCTTGTTTAGTAGAGACTCTGCAACGCTTCTTTATGTTAACTATAAGACAACAAAGAAATTTGTATACAAGAAAAAGGTACTAGACACAGGTGGTGTTAGAATGATCCAGAAGGATGATACGTTCAACCCTCCTAACGAGATGATGGAGGACGGTAAGTTCGAGAAGGTAGAGAAGACTATCGATGTGTGGTACGATGGTATTATGGTGATGGGTACTAACATTATGTTGAAGTGGGAACTTTCCAAGAATATGGTTAGACCTAAGTCATCATCTCAGCACGCTCTTCCAAACTATATAGCAGTAGCTCCAAGAATGTATAAGGGTAATATAGAGTCTTTGGTTAGACGTATGATACCATTTGCTGACTTGATTCAGGTTACTCACTTAAAGCTACAGCAGGTTATATCTAAGGTTGTACCTGACGGTGTGTTCATCGATGCCGATGGACTTAACGAGGTCGACTTGGGTAACGGAGCGGCATACAATCCAGAGGATGCATTAAGACTATACTTCCAGACAGGTAGTGTTATTGGTAGAAGCTACACCCAGGATGGTGAATTTAATAACGCAAGGGTTCCTATCCAGGAGCTTAACTCTAACAGCGGTCAGGGTAAGATAGCTTCGTTAATCGGAAGTTACAACCACTACCTAAGTATGATTAGAGACGTGACAGGACTGAACGAGGCTAGGGATGGTAGTATGCCAGATCCTAACTCATTAGTTGGTCTACAGAAGCTTGCAGCGGCAAACTCAAACACAGCTACAAGACACATACTAGACGGAAGTCTAAGCATAACTAAGGGATTGGCTGAGGCTATATCGTACAGGGTTGCTGATATATTAGAGTACTCTGACTTTGCAGAGACATTCGCTATGCAGATCGGTAAGTACAATGTAAGTCTTCTTGAAGAGATTAAGGAGATATACATATACGACTTCGGTATATTTATAGAGATGTCTCCAGACGAGGAAGAGAAGACTAAGCTAGAGCAGAACATTCAGGTCGCACTTTCAAGAGATGCAATCACATTGGAAGACGCTATAGATATTAGAGAGATAAATAACATTAAGCTTGCCAATCAGTTGCTTAAACTTAAGAGACGCAAGAAGCAGGAGCAGGATCAACAGAACGCTATGCAGGCTCAACAGATGCAGGCTCAGATCAATGCTCAGTCTCAGCAGATGGCTGCTCAGAACGCTATGCAACAAATTCAGGCAGAGACGCAGTCTAAGATGATGATCAAGCAGGCAGAGGTTGGGTATGAGATAGAGAAGATGAAGTCTGAGGCTCAGCTTAAGATGGAGCTTATGAATATTGAGTACCAGATGAATATGCAGCTTAAAGGTGTCGAGGCTCAGGCTATAACTATGAAGGACGAGATGAAGGAGAAGGCTAAGGACAATAGAATACTGAAGCAGGCGACAACACAGTCCAAGCTGATTGAGCAGCGTAAGAACAACCTACCACCTGTAGATTTCGAATCAACAGAGGATAGTCTTGACGGATTTGACTTGGCTGAGTTTGAGCCAAGATAATATAATAAAATAATTACTAACTTTGCAAAAAAATAAATAATGTCAACAGTACCATCAGGAACAAGATTTATAGGTATTTCTACAAATGTAAATCTTACAGAAAGAAAGTCAGCTGTGTTAAACGCAGAGACTCAACCATATACAATAGAGGACTTAGCCGCTACAGTTGGCGTAGGATCTCAAGGACCTCAAGGGGTTGAAGGACCAGCAGGACCTCCAGGACCTGTTGGACCAGCAGGATTAGAGTGGCAGGGAACCTGGAATAAGAATACATCTTATGTGGAGGATGATGCTGTTGGTTATGGTGGAGCATCTTACTTTTGCATATTAGATGTACCAGGGAGTATATTAAATGACAACCCTGATGTTGATACAACTCACTGGGCATTATTAGCTTCGCAAGGTGCTATTGGACCTCAAGGAGTTCAAGGACCTACAGGACCACAAGGAGCAGCTGGAGGTGCTGGAACATTGCAGCAGACTGTTGATAATGGTAATACTATTACTAATGGTTTTGATATAATGACTGTTTCAGCAGACACTATATCAAGCTTTAATTCTCTTGGAGGATTAATGGAAATCTCTACAGTTCCTGGAGAAGTAAATAATCCTTTTATAAAATTTGGATTACCATCTTCTGGAGGTAAAGTTGTATTTTTAACGTCAGCAGATACTCAAACAGCGAGTAGAACAATTAAGTTACCAGACGCTTCAGGAACTGTTGCTTTACAAACATATAAAATTTGGAGAGCTGTAATTAATTATAACTCTGTAGTAAATGTATTAGTGAATGAGATTGGGTTTACTTCTCCTGTAATAACTAATCCTTCTAATGGTGAAATTTTAATAACTAAGACTGGATTTTTCACAAGTATTGATGAAAATAAATTAGATTTAATTACCGCAACTGTAAATAACTTAGGAACTCCTTATGTGTGTACTCTAGAAAAATACGGATTTGCTCCTAATAACTCATTAATATTAAATGTGTTTGATATGGATGGAACTCAAACATCAACACCTGCGTGTAATTTTACAGTAGAAATTAGAATTTACAACTAATAAATAAAATAATATGACAACAGAAGACATCGCAGGGAGATTAGCTACGTTTCACGAGCAGTTCCATATGATCCACTGGGAGACAAGAAGTTTCGCAGAGCATAAGGCAACAGGAGGATTCTATGAGTTCTTACAGGACTTCAAGGATGAGGTTGTTGAGAAGTTGATGGGGTACAGCGGAAAGAGAATCAAGGGTATGCGAATTGAACCTATGAAGTCTGGTCAAGACTCTATAGAGCTTACAGATCAGGTGTTAATGTTTGCCAACGAGCTTGAAGTTTACGGTGACATTAATAAATACCCAGACATCTGTAATATGGCTCAATCACTTTCGGGTGAGGCGGCAAAGCTTAAATATTTATTGACTCTGTCATAAATAAAATAAATTTAATAAATCAAATCAAATGGAAAATTTTACAGTGCGCGATATTGGCGCAGGGGAAGAACGTTCAATGCAAGAGATTGAACAGGAGTTATTAGACAAGCACGAGGAGAAGTTTAATCAGGAAACTACTAAGGAAGAAACTACCGAAGTGGTGGTTGAAGAAACGGTTGAGCAATCAACACCTGAATTAAAAGACGAAGACGTATTGTCCTATATTAAGGGAAGATACAACAAGGACATCAACTCTGTTGATGAACTATTTAAGGAGAGAGAGGCTAACGAGGAATTACCTTCAGATGTCTCAGCATTCTTAAAGTATAAGAAAGAGACTGGTAGAGGTATTGATGACTTTATGAAGTTAAGTAAGGACTTCAATGCACTATCTCCAGAGAAGCTTTTGGCTGAGTATTATTCAGCTACCGAGTCAGACTTGGATGACGAGGATATCAACTATATGATCGAAGATAGATTTGGATACGATCCAGACTTTGATGAGGAGAAGGATATTAAGAAGAAAGAGATTGCCAAGAAGAAAGAGCTTGCCAAAGCTAAGAAGTTTTTTGAAGATCAGAAGGAGCAGTACAAGTCACCACTTGAGTCAAGTGGTAGCTTAGTTTCAGATGAGGATAAGGAGAACTACAACGCTTACAAGAAATACGTTCAAGACGCACAGACCGTGCAGCAAGAGAGTTACAAAAAGTCTGAGTATTTTCAGAAGAAGACTGAAGAACTTTTCAACCAGGATTTCAAAGGTTTTGATTTCAACATTGGTGACAAGGATTTAAAGTTTTTACCTGGCGATCCAGCAGACCTAAAGAAGTCTCAATCTGATCTGACAAATTATATATCTAAGTATTTAGATAGTGACGGGTTAATTTCAGACGCTGTTGGTTATCACAGATCCTTATCTGTAGCTATGAATCCTGAAAAATTTGCCAAGTTCTTTTACGAGCAAGGTAAAGCTGAGGCGTTATTAGATACCGCCAAACAAACAAAGAATATAGATATGGAGGTTAGAACATCTCCTCAATCTATCAGCTCATCAGGAGTTAAAGTGAAAAGTATAGACGATGGTGGTGGTCGTGGAC